ACTGCGCTATTTACTTCAGGGCATAAACTAGGTTCTGCACCTGTAAAAGTCAAAGTGTAACCACTTCTATCACCTTCAGCAGTACCTGTTGCGGAACTACCTGCAGTTAAATCTAATGCTCTTGTTTTGCCTAGATACCAATATTTACCATTGTTATCTTTAGCAACCGCTACAAGTCTGTTCTGTGCCAATAACAAGATTTCGTTTCTTGTATTAGCTTGTAGCTTATTTAAAATTATTGTTAATTCAGGAGTAAAATACAAAGTACCATTCTGAACATTTGATGCCACATTCTCTGTGAACATAGATGTTCCTTTTGTTAATTCGTATTTGTAGAATCTTTTACCTGAAGCCTTTACTAATGCAGTAATTACACCACTAGCTTCGGTTGTAGATGTTACATCTGAACTTGCAATAAAATAAACTTCCGTAATACCACCTAGTGAATCACGGCAATCTAAGGTATATCCTTGTGTTAATGCGCACGGCATATTGTATTATTTTATTGTTTTAAAAAATGGGGAGTATATTTCAACTCCCCTAATTATTTAGATAGCTACCTTTACAATCTCATCAGGGAATGCAATGTTCACACCCATTTTAAATTCAGCAGCAAATCTTACTTCATCAGCTTCTTTAGCAAAGAAGATTTCAAACTTTTCTTCTTCGTTCAATAAATCTGTACCTAAGAATAAGTTGCTTAAACGTAATGCGTAAACATCATTAGTTCCGTTTAATCCATTAAGTGCAATTACACGGATTGAAGTCCCAGGCAATACAAATTCAGAATCTGCTTTACCATCAAAAGAATAGTTAAACATATTAGCATTTTTCAATGCAATAGTGTATGTTCTGAAAGTATCAACTCCACAAACAATAACCATATCTTCTGCAGATACAACTTTTGCAGGGATTGCTCTGTAAACACCATCCATTAAAGATACTACGTTAGCAGCAGTAATAGATGTCAAAGGCGCACCTGAAATAAATCCTGATACGTTTGCATCTACAACACCTGAAGCAGCACCAATCAATTTGATTAAACCATCAAACTTGTTTAAGTTACCGTTTGCAGAAGCAGAATCACCCTGCCAAATAGCAGTCTCTAATTGAGCAGCAATAGTCTTTGCTTTCTTATCAGAAAAATCTTGCTCAAATGGAATTGAATCGTACTGAGAACCTGTTGGTAAAGCCTTTTGTAAATACTTAGATTCTAATGTCTTAGGACATAAAGCCTCTTGTACTTTAATTTTACCTACTGTTACAGTTCTTTGTGTGAAAGAAGTTGTACCTGATGCGTTCCAACCGCAAGTACCACCTGCTTGAAAGAATGCATCTGTATCCATAATGTTGATAGTTTCTGCAGACTTTACACCAACCATTACGTTACCTGCGCTTTTAATTAAAGCTGCAGTTTTTGCGCCTAATACTGAAGAAGTCACCAATGATGCTTCGTTCTCTTTTGTATAATTCGCTAATGAACTTACTGAAAATGCCATTGTTTATTAATTTATTTGTTTAAAATTGCGTTTCTATATTTCTCTAATCTTTCGTACTTGCTATCATTAGTAGTTACATAAGATTGAAATGCGTTTGCTGCTTTTTGAGTAGGCTCTGCAGTTGGGGTGTTTGAAAGTGCCTCTACTAATTCAGCTACTTGTGCAAACCCTTGTTTTACTTTGCTCTCTAATTCAGCAATCTTAGCATCTAATTCTGCTTTTTTACTTTCGTAATCTGCTTTTAATGCATCAAGCATTGCAGCAGTATCTTGTGCAGGTTCAACTGCAGCATCAACCATTACAGGTTCTTCTACGATTACATCTTCTTTAGGTGATGCAATTTCAATAATTGCGCCCATTTCATCTACTTGAATAGATGTACCATCCATTAATTGATGCTCACCCATTGGAGCAGGTGTACCATCAGCCATTGTAACCATACCACCAATTTCTAAAGAAGATATCATAACTTTCGTTCCATCTACTAAAGAATATTCAGCCATTTCTACCTTAGTTACTGCAGGAGCAACAGGAGCAACAGGCTCAACAACTTGTGGCATATTTTCAAATAAGGCTCTTATTTGCATCAATGCTTCTTTTGTGTTCATTTTTCTTTTTATTTAAATGTTTATAATTAATAATATTTATCACTTAAAAATCAATTTGACATAGTATGTCTTTGATTCTTTGCATTTTAACTTCTTGTTCAGTTACTTTAGGAGAATAGTTAAACACACCTTCAATAGAGAATCCATTAACCAAACCTTGTTTTACTTTATCCCACACCTCATCATTTTCTACTAGCATAGATACAAACCAACTACCATCAGGCGCATCATCAAATCCTTTCATTGGTTCAATGCCTCTAGACTTATCACTAATAAAACTTTCAAACATTGTAACCCCTGTTTCAATTTGGTTAGGGTCGTGCATTAAGTTGACATTGTTCTGATAGCCTTTCTTAAAATATTTTTGAACAATCTTTGTAATAGTGTCTTTAGAAAAAGCAACGTAGTAATCCCCAAAAGTAGCATCGCTTCTAAAGATAGGAGTATCAGCCAACATAGCGCATCCACTAATAATGCGCTTATCTTCACTAATAATTTGAAACTTTTGTTCATTTTTAAATGCATTCCAATTCTTTTGAATGGCAGGTCTATCTACTAATGATACGAACTGAACCTCTGCATCATCATTAAAATCATCAGATATCTCCAACATATATAAAGGTAATTCCATACTCATAAATATATTTTTTTTAAATATTAACTAAATCTTGCTCTTTGTCTTATTGCAGTTATTCTTTCCTGACTGCTAGTAACATCACTTTCAACTACATATGCTCTTACTGCCTGATTGCCAATGTCATTAATTGATTGTTGGCTGATGTTAGTTGTTGCTGCTCTAGGTAATTGTGGCATTATTGGTGCAGATGCAGATACAGAAGGCATACCTACACCACCTGAACTACCTGCACTACCTGAACCATTTTTGAATTTTGCAATACTAGTTGCTGCAATAGTAGCAATTCCAACACCTGCTCTTATTTTTGCAGCTAAAATTTGTGATGCAGTTATAGGAACACCTGCTATACCTAAAGGAGCATTTGCTGCAGAAATAGATGCAATTTCTCTTTGTGTATTTACTATTATTTGTGCAATGGCTAATGCTCTATCAACAATAAATAATGTATTTGCTATTGCTTCACTTTTACCTGCTAATGTACCTAATAAACTAAGACCTGCGTGAACTGCTTCAAATTTAGCATCTTGTAATGCATACTCTGCTTGTAATTGAGCATCTTTAAATTCCTTATCTAATTTAGCATCTTTATCCCATTGCTCTAATTGTCTTTGGGTTCTTGCAGCTAACCCATTTGACATAATATTAGTAACCCTATCATCAATTTCTTTTTCATCAGCTTCTTTTTGGTCATTTCTTAATTTAGCTAATTCTTTATAATCTATAACTTCTTGCCTTCCTAATTTTTCTCTTAATTCTTTTAAAATTTCATACTTTTTTATTTCAGAATCATATTCTTTTTGAATTTGTAATTCAAGGTTTTCAATAAGTATTTTGTCTTTTCTATTTTGTTCCTGTATATCTAATATTCTTAATTTAGAATTTAAATCTGCCCTTTCATCAATTTCTTTTTCTGAATTACCTCTAATAGCTTGTAATTGATATTCAAGTCTTTGTCTTTTTAATCTATAAACTTCATCTTCTCTATTTCCTTGTGCTTCTAATTCTGCTATTTGATTATCTAATGCTTTTGTAATTTTAACAATAGCCTTTGCCCATTCATCTGATTCTCTTTTTGCTGCTGATGTAATTCCAACAAAGTCAGTAATTTTTTGAACAACACCTCCAATTGTTTCAGCAAATTTAAATAATTGTGGAAAGCTATTTTTAATATATTCAGTAAATTCATTAAAGTTTGCAATAAGTAATCCAATAGATACTGCTAATGCTCCAAATCCTGTAGCAATAATTGCACCTCTTAATGTACTAAATGCAGCTACAACTTGTGTTCTTATAACTGTTCCTAAATTCTTAAATGAATCAATACTATTTCCAACTGCCTCTAATCCTTGCGAAAGTGCCATTGCAGATTGTACTTTAACTAATGTCTTTTGTAAGTTTTCAGATTCAACCCCAAATAAACCTATTGCACCCTGTACTGCTGCAAATCCACCTGCAACACCTGCTAAAGAAGAAGTTAATGCTCTAAATTTTTGGTCAGGATTAAATGCATCAGTCAATGCTTTAGCATCTCCAATCCTATCACGAAGTTCTGCTGCTTTCTTTGCTGCAATTACTGCTTGTTGTGATGTAGCACCAAACTTATCTGACAAAGCTACTACCTCATTCTGTGCTTCTCTAAGTTGCTTTTTAAGTGAACCAATAGAACCTTCAGCACCTGATGTATTTACGTTTACATTTAAATTTAAATTCTCTGCCATTAGTATGTTGTTTCAATTACTTTTAATAAACTTATTTTGCTCGTATTGTATTCCATAGGATTATATCCTTCTACTTTATTTAGTCTGAATAGTACACCATCTATCCAAATAAATTTGCTAAAATCTAGGTTGTTAATATCTACTGTATTTAATAAAGCAGAGCAACTTAATAGCTTACTATCCTTACTTGTTATTTCTGCTATATAATTGCTATGGTATGCATTAAATATATTTGCAGTAGGAAATGTAGTTGCATTATATTGTATTTCATATGGTGCACCAAAATTAATATCATTTGTAGGTGTAAAAGGGTCATTAAGATGACCACCATATCCATATGTAGTTAAAGTATCAACTACTACTGCTCCGTTTAAAATAGTATGACTTGTTCTACCTGTTATCTTTTTAGCCTGTAATATTCTAATAACACAATCTATTGAATTCTCTTTGGTATTATTATCAGATACTTTATAAATAGCAGGGTATATCTTATCTGTTCCTACCTTTTGATATAATACACTAGAAGCAAATATTACATCAAGTGTATCTGTTTGTTTGCTAAAATCATATTCAGTATCATAAATTCTATCACCATATCCTTCATTAAATTTTTTCTTATAGTTTTCATTATAGAAGTCATTGTCATCTTTAAACTTATAATTAAAATATCTAGCATTCAATTCACTCATAGGCTTTATACTCAATGGCTTAGACCTATCTATTTTATTAGACCAATCCAAAGCATTAGCACTTGTATCAGAATAAAAGTTAATATAAGGCTTTATAATTATCTTTTTATCATTCCAAGTATCTTCATAAACATATAAGTTAAACATTTTAACTATGCTTAAAAAGAAGTCTCTTTGAAATACCCCTTTTGGTATTGTATCATTAATAACTAATGAATCACCATAAGCTATATTAACAGGAATTAATGCATCAGAAAAGAATGATACTTGTGCTTCTGTTAAATTAATTGGTGGGTCTGTGTCTTTATTTGGTGCAGTATTTGTAAATCTAAATCTAATGTAATCATTAGTATTCATTAATACTTCTACTTCCCCATCTAATCCAAATGCACCTACAAAATTAGATTCAAATATATTTGTATTATTTTTGTATATATAAAAAACACCACTTGTAGAATCTCCTGCAAAAGTATATTTTATTTTTAAATTTATAGATGATGTTCCTGTATATGTAAATATACTATTGGCAGAACTTGGAACTAGACCTGACCCTGTGACAGACTCAAATGGAATAGTTCTTGTACCTAATATCTCATAAGCAGTTGACCTTGATGCTGAATTTAAAGTGCCTGTAGTTTTTGTTAATGTTTTTTGATTATGTGGTATTACAAGTCTATCAAAAAGTTGTTGGTCTCCTGATAATAAATCTAGTGAATATGTATAATCTGTATTTGAAAAAATCTTGCTAATATATTCTTTAACATATAAAGCAGGTCTATATGAAGTTACCTGAAAGTTTACTTTATCTGTACTCACATTGCCATAGTCAATCAATGGATAATAATACCCTGAGCCTGAAATAGTATCCCAACTTGCTTTAATGTTTGTAATATTATAAGTATGATTGTATGCACTAAAGTCTAAATCTTGCAATCTTTTATTACCTAATGCATTTATAAAACCACCTAATTCTCCAAATACAGAGCATTGATATTCAATAGCTTTGCCTTCTACAATAATTTCTAGTATTCTTAATGTCCCTTTAAAGACTTGTATTTTATCTATAAAGATTCTACACTGTGCAGACTTTGCAGCATTGTAATTATAATTGACATTAGGCAATGCATCATCTGTAGTATTAGCATTACCCAAATCAAATACAAATCCAAATACTCTGTTGTTTGTAGAATTACCTGCTATGTTTATAGTCTTTGAAAATGATGTATTCCTACTACCAAAATCAGTTATATCATCAATGGCATAAGTAAACTCTGTACTTAATTCCTTTGATAATTCTAACTTATAATCTTCTATGTATATTTCTGTAGTAACCATTATCTGAATTGACTGTTTACATATTTAGATACTTCAATGTCTATTTCAAAATTAAATAGCTTATCTGCACTTTCTAGTTTGTACTGATAGTTATTACTACTAATTGTAACAGGAAAGAATGCACCCTGTACTTCCATATAAACTATTGAACTAGACATCAACTGTGCTAACCATTCGTAATCTTGTTGGCTTACCCAATCAGATATTAAATGAAACATATCCTTATGTTGGATGGCATAGTTAACAGTGCTTTCATTGTACTTATTATAAGAATCAATGTTAGTCATTGCATTGCCTGATAACTGATATTCATTTTTTCTATAGCTTGTTTTCTTAAACTCACTAGACCTTCTATTAACCAATGCAAACTTCATTGTATCCCAACCGCCTAGTCTATTTAAAAAGTTCAGGTTATATTGTCTGTATTTAGGATAACACTTTTGTGTAAACTTTAACTTCCTAGATTCAGCAGCACCTAATTTGATATAAAAATTATACCCATAAGTAGATTCTGTTATTAAACTTCTACCTGCAAAAGTATTAATACTAGCAGCAGAACAGTTAAATAAATTCATTTGACCACTAAAAGTAATAGAACCACTTGCACTATCAAGTATAGAACCTGATTCATTAACCACATCTATCTTAGCAGAATAAGCACCTGCAGTTACCCTAAAGAAGGTAGCATAGAAATTATCTCCGTATTCAATCGTAATGTCATTTGTATCTCTTTCAGTTAGCCAATCATCTGTAAAGTTTTCTATTAATAGATTATCATAGTAATTAGATAGCACTAATGGATTATCTTCATTAGTAAACAATATGTCTGCAAATAAAGGTGGATAGTAATTATAAGCACTTAAAGCACCTGAAGCTAAATTTGTGTTTGTTATTAAATTACCACCTGATACATATTCTTCTCCTATTCTTATTTGAGAATCTACCTTTATTTTATCATTTGATGCTACTAGAATTGATGAACCTGAAGGCTCAAAATAATTAGTAACAAAAGACCTTACCATAGGGGAAGGATTAAATACACCATAACTGCCTTCTGCTGATGGGGATGGATATACTTTAGTTCTACTTACCTGTGCGTTATTAACGAATACATCATACACAAATTTAAATGCAGTTTGTCCTACATTAGTTGAACTAGATACATACCATAAGTCATCGTGCATACTTGAATAAGGAGCAGGACTACTTTGAATTGTTATTGCCATTATTTATTTCTTTACCGATTTGTCTTATTTTAATTTGAATATCTTTACCTAATGCAGCCTCCATTACATTGTAGAAGTTTTGACCAAATACCTCTTTTTGTGCATTGTCAAAATAATGTGTTGACCTAATACCTTTCCTGTGTATAGACCTAGCTACAATATAAGCTAAAGACTTTTTACTATCTATTGCTTTTAATTCTACCCCTAGTTTACTATATTTCTTTACTGCAGTTACCTTTAGTTTATTATAACCTAACCATCCCTGTACTGCTGAAATAGGAATACTCTTTTTAGATGGGTTAAACTTATAAGGTGTTTTTGAATCTGCCTTTATATTTTTAGTTCCCTTAACACCCTTGTTTATAAAATCCCAATACTTTGAAGCCTTTTCTGATTTAGGATATCCTAATGATAAAGTATAGCTTGTGCCAAACTTTGTTAATACTAATCGTATATCATTAATAGCACCTGAAGCAATAGACCCATTTGCCCTTAGGTTTTTTTGAGCAGTTAATATAAAGTCTGCACCAAAGTCTTTAAGCAATCTTTCAGCAACAGGCAAACTATTAGCCTTCATAGGTTGTTCCCCTATGGTATTTAAAAATCCTTCTCCTAATGCTAATGCTTGTGCTTTGCTTATGCTCATACTAATAAATAGTATAATGGGCTTAAAATAACTATCCCCACCTTTGCGGGATGGGGATGTTAACCAAAAATCCAAACTATGAAAACTATCTAATCTTTTTTATCTGCTCATTATCAAAATCTGTCTTAGCTTTTAGATATGCTAAGATGTTTAAACATTCTATTGTGCTTAGTTCATATGCTTCGCTAACTGTGCAATTTTCGTACTCGGCAATAAGTTTGGTGCTATATTGCCATCCAAAATACTGCATAAACTTTGAACCACCTCTTTCGCCTGTGCTTCCTGCATCCCTGCTTCCACCATCTTCTTCTCCAAATAACCCTTTGAAACTTCTATCCAATTTCTGTATACTTGATAAAAAAAAAC